TTGATTTCATTGGCTTTTTTATTTTGGATTTTGCCTTTGCTTTGTTACAGGCAAATTGTAACAGCCTGTAACATGCGTAACACGCTCACGCTCACTCACCTATGCCAACTCACCCGCTGATAGTAGTGATAGTAAATCACGGGCGCAAAAAAACCCCGCCGAGGCGGGGTGGTTGGTTAGAAAGTTATATCCGATATAAGTTTATTCGGTGAATTCGGGGTCAATTTCCAAAACCATATCGAGCAAAGCGGCGGCGGTTTCCGTTTGCTTTAAGGTACGCGCCATTTCCAACGCTTTGGCTAACGCTTTGCCCAAGTCAGCAATACTTGTTGTTTTGGCTTTGCCGGATTTTACATTTGCCTTGCTTTTGTTTTGCACGGCGGCGGGATTGAATTTCTCGCCCGCAATGTAACATGCCCAATATGCGCTTGCGTGCATATTCGCGGTGGATTGTTCAATCAATCCATCGTTTGCAAACGCGGTAAACATATCCTTGATATCGCGGCGCGCTTGATTCTTGACGGCGGTTCCCTTGGTGAACTCCGCCATTGGTTCTTTTTGATTCGCTCGCATTGAATCCATTACATATTGAATCGAATCGATGTAAATTTCCGCATGGTTTTGCATGGCGGTTTCAACGCCTTGCGTTGCGGCGGCGATATTTTCCCATGCGGTGATTAGCACATGGTTTGTAAATGAAAGCGGGTTAACAGTTGCGGTAGTTGATTCATTGAACATTGTCATAAGGTACTCCAATTTATCGGGGTGCTTGAAAGTAAGCGTTGCCCGATGATTCGATTATAACCCGTTCCTTAGAATTAAGCAAACATATATTGATATAACTCTGACCCCACCCCGACCCCATCCCGCCTTTTGTACGAAGGGACTCCTCACCTGTATATACACTGAGTGCCCGATTGACGACCACAACCAAAAGGTCCCTTGATAACTCCTATAGTCGTAGTGGAGTCCGCGTACGCTACTAAATCCGTAGTGGAGTCTAAATTCTAAACGGCGCTACCCCACCCCCCTCAATATAGGCGACCCCCCGGGTACCAAAATAAAACACACCTCGAAAAAAATACTATACAATCCGCCCAACTTAGGCTGCACAACTTCGCCATGTACCCTGTCTCCATAGATACTGATGTTCCGCTTGCTGAATTCGCCCCGACTTTCGAGTCCCTAGATACCAGAGTGGCTGCTGCTCTCGCCGCACTTGTAGATACCGACTCACTGCCGAACGAAATCTCTGACGAGAACATGAACACATCCCGGGCTATTTTTACCGGGCAACAACTTGCGTCTGATATAGACTTGGCCAAGCCAGAGGTCATCGCTCACCTTGGAGCGCTCCTGCAAGAATACGACCACATCGTAGTTAAGTCTGCTGCGCAGCTACGTACATATATAACCAACAAGCTCATCTTGGATTCTGCCAATGCAGACCCACGGGTTCGTCTAAAGTCACTTGAGATGCTGGGCAAGATCAGCGACGTTGGATTGTTCACAGACAAGACTGAGATTACGATGCGCCACCGGCCCACGGAAGAATTGGAGCAGTTGCTGCGCGAGCGCCTCACCCGGGTAGTCGAAGCAGAAGCCGCCACGCCATACCAGCCCACCCAGAAAGTTAGCTTAGATATCACAGAGGTGGTCGGCCGATGATGCCAAGGCACGTATGAATACCAACTTGGAGCTAACCCCCGAGATCATCGAAAAGATCATAAAGGGCATGCCACGGCATGAAGCAGCCGAGCTCCTGATAATGTTTGACGAGTTGGAGGAGCGCAAGCGGGTGACCATGGCCCAGACGGACTTCCTTGCGTTTATAGCGGCTATTGATAAGACGTATAAGTTCGGTGTTCACCTGAAAAAGCTGGGCAATCTGCTGATGGACGTGGAGCAGAACACCAAAAACCGGATCGCTGTGAGCATGGCACCGCGTATGGGCAAGTCCCAGATGATTTCGATCTACTACCCTGCATGGTATCTAGGCAAACACCCCGATCACAAGGTCATTGTGGCCTCCCACACGGCTGATTTGGCGCTGGTTATGGCTAGAAAAGTGCGAAATTTGATTAATACTGCCGAATACAAGGCAATTTTCCCCCAAACGGCGATCGCAAGCGACGCTAAGGCCGCTGGACAGTGGAATACGACCAAGGGAGGCGAGTATTTCTCCATTGGTGTGGGTGGTGCGCTGGCTGGACGGGGTGCTCACCTCATAATTGCCGACGATCCGCTGTCTGAGCAGGACATTAAGTCCGGAAACACCAATTCCTTGGACAATACGTACGAGTGGTTCAGTGCCGGCCTGCGTACGCGCTTGATGCCCGAGGGGAAAATCTGTGTTCTGCATACCCGGTGGCACCAGCGGGACCTGATTGGCCGGCTGCTCAAGGATTCCGCCATGAATGAGGGCGGGGACAACTACGAAGCCTTTGATTTCCCAGCTATCCTAAACGAGAACACACCTGAAGAGAAGTCCATCTGGCCGGAGCAGTGGTCTCTGGAGGCACTGCAGCAAACCCGGGCGTCAATGCACCACATCATGTGGCAGTGGTTCGCTCAGTACCAACAAAACCCGACGGCATCGGAGGCTGCGATCGTCAAACGGGAGTGGATTAAGTGGTGGCCCAAGGACGACCCGCCGCCGATTAACTTCATTGTGCAGGCATACGATACGGCGCTTACTACTAAGCAGCGGTCTGACTATTCTGTGTGCCATACGTGGGGTACATGGACAAACGAGGAGGACGGGACGGAGAACGTCATCTTGCTCAACAAGGTCAAGGGGAAGTACGAGTTCCCGGAGTTAAAGAAGATGGCCCACGAGCAGTTCGAGGAGTGGCAGCCAGACAGTGTGATCGTCGAGGCGAAAGCCAGTGGGCAGCCGCTCATTGACGAGATGCGCAGGTCGGGTATATTCGTGCAGGACTTCAGCCCGGGGAAAGGGCAGGACAAGATCGCGCGGTTGAACGCGGTGACGGACATGTTCGCCTCTGGCCATGTGTGGTTCCCTGAGAACGCTTGGGCGGCAGCCACGGTCGAGGAGATTCTGGCGTTCCCGGCCGGCGAGCACGACGACGAGGTGGATACAATGACGCTGGCCTTAATGCGTATCCGCAAGGGTGGGCTATTGCGCTTGACCACCGACCACGAGGATAATGAGTCATTTCGGAAACCCAACCGAATGTCTTTCTACTAAGCAAACGAGAGAAATAATATGGCAACCAACAGCATGAGCCCCGCCCTGTACCAAGCCCCTATGGGTATTGACGCAGGAGCCACCGAACCAGATATCGAAATTGAAATCGAGAATCCTGAGTCAACGACTATTAAAGCGGGCGGCATGGAGATTGAGATTCTCCCTCATACCGAAGAAGAGTTCGACGCAAACTTAGCCGAGGAGATGGACGACGGTGAGTTGCAGAAGCTGGCCAGTGAGTTGATTGATCTGGTGGATACGGATATCCAGTCGCGCAAAGATTGGGTGGAGATGTATGTCAAGGGCCTTGAGGTCTTGGGCATGAACTACGAAGAGCGTACCGAGCCGTGGCTAGGTGCCTGTGGTGTGTACTCCACAATCCTCACAGAAGCGGCCATCAGGTTCCAGTCAGAAACTATTACTGAGAGCTTCCCCGCGCAGGGCCCCGTCAAGACTCGGATCATTGGTGAAGAGAACCCAGAAACCACCGAGGCTGCAGAGCGTGTCCGCGACGACATGAACTACCAGTTGACTGAGGTGATGCTCGAGTATCGCCCGGAGCATGAGCGCATGCTGTACAGCTTGGGCTTGGCAGGATCGGCGTTCAAGAAGGTCTACTACGACCCAGCACTGGGCCGGCAGGTGTCGATGTACATCCCTGCAGAGGATATTATTATTCCTTATGGAGCGTCTAGCACTCAGACGGCCGAGCGTGTTACCCATGTGATGCGCAAGACAAAAAACGACATTCGTAAGCTGCAGGTGGCAGGGTTCTACCGCGACATCGAGTTGTCTGACCCAGAACCGATCCACACTGACGTGGAGAAGAAGAAAGCGGAAGGCCAAGGCTATACGCTGACTGACGACGAGCGCTATCAGATTCTTGAGATTCACGTTGACTACAACCTGCCCGGGTATGAGGACGACGATGAGATCGCACTGCCTTACATTGTTACGATTGAACGCGGCACCTCAGAGGTGTTGGCCATCCGCCGTAACTGGAACAAAGACGACGAGCTCGAGCAGAAACGCCAGCACTTCGTACAGTACACCTATGTGCCCGGGTTCGGAGCCTACGGCCTTGGTCTGATTCATTTGATCGGCGGCTACGCGCGCGCAGGTACATCCCTGATTCGTCAGTTGGTGGACGCCGGCACACTGTCGAACTTGCCCGGTGGTATGAAGACCAAGGGTATGCGCGTCAAAGGAGATGACACTCCGATCGCTCCCGGCGAGTTCCGAGATGTGGACGTTGCCTCCGGCACGATCCGCGACAACATCATGGCGCTCCCATACAAAGAGCCAAGCCAAGTTCTATTGGCGTTGCTGAACCAAATCACGGAAGAAGGTCGTCGCCTAGGCTCCATCTCCGACATGAACATCAGCGACATGGGCGCGAACGCTCCGGTAGGTACAACCCTTGCGCTGCTTGAGCGCCAGTTGAAAACTATGTCGGCCGTACAGGCGCGTGTCCACTACTCGATGAAGCAGGAGTTCAAGCTCCTCAAAGAAATCATCCGTGACTACACCCCTGAAGATTACAACTACACACCTGAAGGTGGCGATCGTAAAGCGAAGCAAGCGGACTACGACCTCGTGGAAGTTATTCCCGTGTCGGACCCCAACAGTTCGACCATGGCTCAGCGGATCATGCAGTACCAAGCGGTCATTCAGTTGGCCCAGAGCGCACCGCAGATTTACAACCTCCCACATCTGCACCGTCAGATGATTGAGGTGCTCGGTGTTAAGAACGCCGACAAGTTGGTGCCCATCGACGACGACCAGAAGCCCCGCGATCCGATCTCGGAGAACATGGCGTTCCTCAATGGCAAGCCCACGAAGGCGTTCATCTACCAAGATCACGAAGCACACATTGCGGTACACAGCACGTTCATGCAAGACCCGATGATCGCAGCCTCTATTGGCCAGAGCCCGATGGCGGCGCAGATGCAGGCTGCCATTCAGGCGCACATTGCAGAACACCTTGGCTACGCATACCGCGTGAAGATTCAAGAACGCCTTGGCGCACCGTTGCCCACACCTGACGTGGAGCTCTCACCTGAGTTGGAGGTCCAGTTGTCCCGCGTGGTCGCACAAGCCGCGCAGCAGTTGCTCACCATCAACAAGGCCCAAGCTGCACAACAGCAAGCTCAGCAGCAAGCCCAAGACCCGATCCTCCAGTTGCAGATGCAGGAAGTTCAGATCAAGAAGCAGGACGCTGATACCAAGGCCCGCAAGGTGGACGCCGACATCGCGAACAACCGCGAGAAGCTGGCGCTCGAGGCGGACAAGGGCGGTATGGACCCCATGCAGCTAATGCAAGAGGCCCAACAAGCTGAACAGCAGCACCAGCAGCAGCTACAGATTCAAGCCCAGCAGGCGCAACAGGCCGCGCAGGTTGCCCAACAGCAGCAGGGTATGAAACAGCAGCAGATGGCACAGGCTGCACAACACAAAAATCAGGCCCACCAGCAGGGGCTCACCCACAAACAACAACTGCACGAGCAGCGGCTGGCCACGCCCCAACCCCCAAAGGAAGGAGCGTAAATGGAACAGAACGTAATGGACCTGCTGACGAAGCAGCTTAACGAGGATCGAGACATGCTTATTTCCGCTATTGCGGGCGGGAAAGTAGCTGATTTCGCGGAGTACAAAGAGCTATGCGGGCAAATCCGGGGTATCTCCCGAGCACAAATCCGTGTATCTGAGATGGTGTCGCGCCTGCGACAGGGAGAGCAGGACGACTGAGTTTGGATGGGTTTATCTGGGGTTACCCGCCGAAATACGCTAAACCCCATGCGTGAAAGTAAGGAAGTCAAATGTCAGAATTTAATGTTAACGCCGTAGATTTGTCTGGGGTACTCAACGCCACAGATGAAGAAAAGGCCCGACAAATTCCAGACCCGGTTACGTACCACTTGCTGTGTATGTTGCCCAAGGCCGAGGAAGAAATCGGAGAGAGCGGACTGATTAAAACCAGCCAAATGATGCACCACGAGGAGCTTTTGTCCCCCGTGTTGTTCGTAGCCAAAATGGGCCCTGACGCCTTTACCGACGAAAAACGCTTCCCCAGCGGCCCAAGCTGCAAGGTAGGTGACTTTATCTTGGTACGTCCCAACAGCGGTACACGGATGAAAATCCACAATACCGAGTGGCGACTCATCAATGATGACTCGGTTGAAGCAGTTATCCAAGACCCACGAGGAGTACAACGGCCATGAGCATCGAACAAACTGAATTTGAGTTTCCCGACGAGGAAGGTACCAAAAACCCTCGCGCCGGCGGGAAAGTAGTCGAACCCGAGGCTGAGCCAGAGATCGAAATCGTTGACGACACCCCTGAAAAGGACCGCCACCGCACCCCCCTAGGCGAAGCTCCCAAGCCCGTAACGGAGGAAGAACTCTCCAAATATAGCGATCAAAAGCTAAAAGACCGCCTTGCCCACATGAATAAGGGGTATCACGAAGAGCGTCGGGCCAAGGAAGTGGCCTTGCGCGAGCGTGAAGAGGCTGTACGGGTCGCACAATCTGTTGTGGAGGAGAACAAACGCCTGCAAGGGTCGTTGGCATCCAACCAAACAGCGTTGATTGACCAAGCTAAGCTGGTGGTAGCCTCGGAAATCGAGGACGCCAAGCGGGCTTACAAGGACGCCTACGAGGCTGGGGACTCCGACGCCATTACAAAGGCGCAGGAAAAACTGACTTCCGCAGCAATTCGTGCAGATAAAGTACAGAATTTTAAGCCGCCCCCTTTACAAACTACAGAATATCCTGTACAAACGCAACAACAGGCTCCTCAAGCGCCCGAAGTTGATGCTAAAACACGCGACTGGTTAGATAAAAACTCGTGGTTTGGTACCAACCGAAAAATGGCAGCATACGCTCTCATACTTCATGAGGACCTAAAAGATTCCGGTGTGCCTGTGGCTAGTGATGAATATTACGATGCTATCGACACCGACATGAGAAAACGGTTCCCTGAGTCATTTGCAGAGGAACCCGCTGATGCTAAAACTTCTCAGCGAACAAAATCAAATGTAGTTGCACCAGCATCACGTAGTACTGCGCCTCGAAAGATCGTACTTACACAAACGCAGGTAAACATCGCCAAGCGGCTCGGCGTTCCTTTGGAACTCTATGCTCGTAAGGTTGCGGAAGAAATGAGGAAATAAATTATGACTGAACAAATTCGTAAGAGCCGCGAGCTCGATACCCGCGCAACCACAACTCGCCCAGCGAAGTGGCTGCCACCCCAGCTTCTACCTGATCCCACACCGGAGGAGGGTTATGCGTTTCGCTGGATTCGTACCGCGATTCTTGGCAAAGATGATCCGACAAATTTATCCTCGAAGCTACGTGAAGGCTGGGAGCCTGTAAAGGCATCTGACCATCCTGAGATTAGATTGTTTGGTACGGCCGATGGCCAGTTTCCAGACAGTGTTGTCGTAGGTGGATTGATGTTATGCAAAACACCCGTGGAATTTACGGAACAACGTGACGAGTACTACCGCCAACAAGCGGAAACTCAAATGAATTCTGTAGATAACACGTACATGCGCGAGAGTGACCCACGTATGCCGCTTTTCAAAGAGCGTAGTACCAAGGTAACTTTCGGTAAAGGTATTTAATTTTTAGGAGACCTTAAATGGCATCTACCGCTTCTCCCTACGGCCTTCGTGCCGTAAACGAGTTGGGTGGCCTACCTTATGCAGGTAGCACTCGCTCGTTTGCAATCAACCCCGCTGGTTACGGCACAAACATCTATAACGGAAGTTTGGTGTATGTTACAACCTCGGGTTACATCGAAATCGCTACCGCTACTGGCGCTGACGCAACTACAAACGGCTTCCCTGTTGGCACTGCTAACACCGG